AATTTGCATGGATGATGATGTGACGACCATCCGAAGGCACGTTCTTAGCATTCAATATTTTTGCAGCTTCACGCAGTTTGGAAATATTCATATTGGTATTAGAGCCACCAATTGAATTAGCCACAGTGCCTGTGCTAGTTGCAGCAGATAAAGCATCCAAGATCAATTGATCTTGACGACGGCCAATAGCTGCACCGACAACCTGGGAGAGCTCTGAGCGCTCGTCAAAGTTAACTTTAGCTTGCGAAAATATATCCGAATATTCAGCTGCGTTCCAATCTTGCAGTGTGCAAGTTACATTGGAGAAGCCAACATTCATCGGAGTTACATCAGTTTGGGTCACGCGTGCAGTAGCAACGCCTTTGCCAACTTTAGGAAATTTTACAGAAGAGCCTTCTACACCACGACGCTGACGCACAGCACCCACCAGCATTGCTTTGCCCTGGTAAGCCTGTTTGACCTCTGCGTCGAAGAGTGTAACGAAAGCATTAGATAGACTAATAGCCATTATTTACCTCGTTCGGTTAAGTGATCATGGGTTTTCGCGTCGGTGAGCCGTGCAGTACGGGCCTGTGCTTGCTGCTTACGTCAGCCAATCGGTGGTATCTCACCACAGGTATGGGCCGTGTTACCGGTATGCCATGCCGGCAATTCTATTATCCATTTAACATTTTGCAATACATGCGATTGATATAAAAAAACCCCGGCACATAGACCGGGGCTAAAAGCTGTGGCGACCACCAAGAAGACACAGCTGCGAGATTTAATCCTTTACTACCTGGGCAAACATTTTTTCTACCTTCTGCCGGTAGGATGCGTCTGTATTGTAGCGCTTGTCTGCCACCATTTGATACAGCTCATCTTTGCTTGGCAAGCCATCCATTGGCTCTGTCTCGATGGGCAATCTACCTTCATAACCTTCGCGCAACTTTGCCAGCATGTTTATGCCGCGAGCTGTGCCTGCCATGATTTTAAATTCATCCCAATCCTCAGAACCCCAAATGCCTTTTTGGATTAAGCCGCGAGCCCAATCTGCCATGCCATTGACCAAAGCCTGACCATTAGGGCCAAGCATTTTCATTTCTTGGGCTGCGTCCACACTAGCATCACCCATTAGCTCTTGTGATTTTTCCTTGAGTGTTCCCACCAAGTCGTCAAATTGAGCTTGCGATAAGCCATTCTCTTTTGCCCAATCAACCAATGTGCCAGCCATTGGGTTATCGGCTGCATCATCACCCCAACTGCTGGTGTCATACTGGCCATCGGCTGGGGCTTTGTGCTTTCCCTGGCTAATCTGCTTACGCAAATCAGACCAGCTTTTGCTCATAGCTTCCAGGTTAGCTTCGCCTTTGTCGTTATCCCAAAAGTTATCTGGAAGATACTCAGGCTTTACTTTAGGCGCACCAGTGTCTGATGCCGAACCTGTAGGGGTTTCTGCTGTCTTATGATCTATTGATACTGCTTCTTTAGATTCAGGCTTAGTTGTATCTTCGAGCGTCACATTGTCAAGTAAGCCGGTGCCGGGCTCGACGGTTGCTGTGTCGGTAGTCATAAATTCCTAGCTTGTAAGATCCGTGCTTTCAAATCTCGTATAACTGTTCTCTGCCCTTCAGCAAAGAAAGCATACGAGGGGTCGTTACCTGGCACGGCGACAGGCACGTCCACATACATTTGATCCAACCATTTCATTATTGCCAGCCCATCCTCTGACGTGAATACACGCAAGCATAGTTTGGCAATGTCTTCGCGCTGCTGTGTTACTGCGCGAATGTCACTGGTTTGATCTATGTTATCTAATTCATCCCAGCTCATTTAGGCAGCTCCGCTGGTTGATCATTAGGGTCAGCAAATGGTGATTTGCCTTGTTTCATTCGGCCAACAGCGTGCTCAACAGCTTTATCAATAATTGTTGGCGGCATTTTGCTCATAAAGGTTTTTGCCTTTGGATCATTTTTTAACAAATAATCAAATTCTTGTTTAGTTAATGTCGGCACAATTAACGGCACCTGCGTTTCCTTGCCGTTTAATCCTACGCCAATACTCACCTCAGTCATAACATTACCGTCTGGTCGCTTAATCTCACCAAAGAAACCAGATCCTTTTTGGGTGTTATCTGCTCTTTTACCGTAGTCCATTAAACCATCCCTTCGGGCGCTGGTTGTCCTTGCTGCATAGCTGCCATTTGCATAGCCATTGCCTGCTGCTGTTGGGCTTGAGCTTCTTCCATCAGTACAGCACGCTCAGTCGCATCATTGCGCACAATAGAAGGTACACCTAGCTTGTCGCCAATGTAATCAACCACAGCATCATTCTTTAAAGCAAGTTGGCCATCAGCGCCAAACGTCTGCATCAGCTGGGCATATTGCAGAATGGCATTAACCTCTTCCATGTTCTGCGCCATAGCCAGCGGAGCAACAGGAGTGACCTTGATTTCTAAACCATTTACGCGCAGCGGCATGATGATCAAGCCGCGCTCATCCATTACTTCGAGGATCTTTGTGACCAGCGGGATCATTGTTTCGTTGATCAAGCGACCAAACGCCGAGCCAAGGTTTTGCGCGAGCTCCTTCATGCGCTCGACAATCTCAGTTGCAGACCTAGCAGACATGTTGTCTGGTGGCAAAGACTCATCCAGCAATATGCGCTTGATATTACTGCGCAGATCATTGATGACCAGCTGCGATACGTTGAAGTCACCAGCGCGTGGCAGTGGCTGCAGTGCTGGGCCTTGTGGGCCACCGTTGCGTGCAACCGGGATAATGGCACCAGGCACAATCTTTACTGTGTTTGGATTTAATACGCCATCATCTGCCGCTGTGTAAACGCCTGCCACTGCTAACGAAGCATTCTTTAATAGCAGCTCAATGGTTTTGTTTAATGTCTTAATGTCTGGCAAAGCAGTCAGCAATGGGCCACGGCCATAGATCTCGCCGGCTACCTTCATATAACGACTGATCACCCAAGGCGAATATGGTTTGCGCCTGTATACCAGCTCGTCTTTGCCTTCTTTCCAAATAACGTGATAGCAGTAGTCACCACGCTTATGATCGTAGATTGTGGCTTCAACTAGCTCAATGTCGTCTGTTGGCTTTTGCTCAATCTTGCTTTGCAGGTTTGGAGGTATTTTCGCGTCTGGCCATTGACGAATAATTGATTCGCCTTTTAAGCGCATACGACGGTAGACGTTATCTACTTGGCCGTTTGCACCTTCTTCATACGCCACCAAAAACAATGGCACTGGCACGAAGTTAATTGGGCTGACATCGTCCCCTGGCTGCACCATCATGCAGGCAGTACCGACTGCTAGGTCTAATAAAAACTCACCGATAGCAATGTCGAAATTAGACTGACGCAATACAGCAAACATTTTCTCACTGTAAGCATCGAGCACTTCTTGGGCATCAGGTTTTTGATCGTCAGGTATTTGTACGCCTGGCTCTAAGCGCGACCACTTGCGCTGCGGAGGGAAGACTACTGATTGCAGTCTATTGGCAAACCGCTGCGTGCTATTGATTGCTGTTGAGTCAAATACCCTTGCCATCTTCTTGGTGCCTGTAGCGCCACCTTCCCATACGCCATACAGTTGGCGCTGGGGCAAAGCAAATTCATAAGCGTCCTGATACAGCGTTTGAAATTCATCTTTTTTACGCTGTGCAATATCCTGCCGTTTAAGGATCTCCTCTGGCTTTAATCGCTTACCACCTACTGGCACCTTGTATTCCATTTAATCTTCCTCTTTATCTTCAAGTAAGTAGCCAGATAGTAATGATCTTTCCATGCGACTTAATGCAATGTTCTTTTTGATCTTCTTGGCAATAGCAGCTTTTTGCTCTGGACTAAGCTCACCAGCCATTGGCTTATCTTCTTTTTCGTGTTCTTTCTCAAGTGAGATTTCAATTTTCATTTTTTTTCTTTCGCTGCTGCCATGTTGTCGATCAAATTAGGATAGGGCCTGCCTGCCTTTTGAGCTCGGCGCATAGCGCTACGCTTTTCAGATCCGCTCAACTCTTTTGATTTGCCTAAATCTTTTGGCCGTGGCTTATCCCATACCTCTTTCATTTTTGTTCCTTCATCAATCCGCGTTTACGTTTAGATCTTTCCTGTTCTGACAAAGCAATTGCAATAGCTTGATCTCTGCTTGCGACCTTATCTCCGCTTGAACTTTTTAATGTGCCGGCTTTGTATTCGCGCATTACTTTATGAACTTTATCCATTATTTATCCTGCATTAATGGTCTTGCTCCTTTGCGACCGACGACTGCCAGTCGCGCTCCTTTACGTTCACCGACTTCGCGCTGAAACTCTTGTTGAAGTTGACCACGCTTTTGTTCAAACTTAGTCTCATCAAATCCAGCTACCTGCGGAGCTTGTGGTGCTGATGGTGCTGATGGCGCTCTTTCAGAAAATGTAGGCACTGGATTATCTTTGTACAAATCATAGAATCTACCCTTAGTACCTTTTGGCGCATTTTCAATAGAATATCCAGAAGGTAATTTTCTTGTGTCAATTTTTTGACCATCAACTGTAAATATTTGGAACGGATTAAAATTAACTGGATCTATTCTTACGTCAACATTACTAGCATCAATTTTTGTTTTTGCTTGGAAATTAGACAACGACTCGTTAAATTGTTTTAGCTTTTCCTCATACGCAGCCTTTGCGCTTTCGTATGCTGGCATTTGTATTTCTTTGTATTGCTTGGTTGCGGTTTCATACGGAGCCAGCGCTTCTTCTGTTTGCTGTTGATAAGCAGAAAAAGCAGACTCATATTCACCGGTAGACGCTTCAATATTCTTTTTGAATTGCTCTGCTAACCTGGTTAAGTCTGAGCTCTTGCGCGTCATCATGCGCTTTTGATATTTGCTTGCCATTACTGCAGTCTCACGCCTGGGCTTAGAGATATGCTCTCAACACCGAGCTCTGGTGTCATCCGTTCTTGCGAGAGTAGTAAGCGTCGGCCACCGCGGGTGCGAGCTTTCAGCGCAGATGCTTCTGAGGCAGCTGCTTTACGGCGCTCTTCATCCACAGCAGCTTGCACTTCTTGGGCTTTCTGCTCCATCGCCATTTTGTTTTCTTTGTACTGCAGCTGTGCAGCGTCAAACTGTTGGCGAGCAATATCTGATTGCTGTTGCAGTGATGTAGATTGCTTTGCGTATTCTGCGGTTTGTTTTGCTACTTCTGTGCGCATCGCTTCTGCGTCAATCTTTTGTTGTTGCAGTGCTTGCTTTTGAGCTCTTTCTGCATCCCTACGAGCTTTACTTCCTTCGTATGCAGAATAAGCGGTTGCCCCAGCTATAATTGCTAATGCTAAAGGAAAAGCCATTTAAACCTCCGTTTGCGGTTATTGTATTATTTGCATTCTATTGAGTTTAAAAGACACATCAATCAATCATATTGCCAGCATCTACATTAAGCAAACACATCAAAGTCTGTATTGGCGCTGGTTTGTGGTGATGGTCTGCCGCCGAGTTGGTGAGTCCTGGTCATGCGGTTGTATTCACCACCGCCCAGCATGAGATAGCCAAACGAGTCACCGATGTGTGAGTGTTCATTTTTATTAGGTGCGTCTCTGAAGCGTTCTTGACCGGCACCGACGGCAATACGTTTAAAGTGATAGCCACCGGCTAATGATTTGCGCAATAGCTTGCAGGATCGGTTGACGATCAAGCCAGGCTTGCCGTTAATTAAGCGCTGCATGGGTGCTGCTGCTGCTTCTCTTCGCACTTTAAAATCATTGCTGGCAGTGGGTTGAGCTCGCAGGCCAAGTGTTTTCAAGTAATCAAAGGCAGTCACCTCATAGATGGCATCGCGTGCCATACCGGCTGGGTCGCCCCATATCATGACTTGGTGGTTTGGGTAGAGTTGGTTGAGCTCGGCTAGTAGCTGGTGGCCAAAGCGCTCTAAACCCATATCAAAGGTAACGATCTCATGGTGGATTACCCATCGACCATTGGCTAGGCGCTGTCCGATGGTGGCAGCTGGTGTCAAACCGAAGTCTAGGCCGACCTGGATTGGTACGGTAGGGTCGATGTCTGTGTCGCCAGACATGGTTCCATCCTCATATTCTGGCCAGACTGACCTACCTTCCTGGACATAGGTGTACAAACCGCCTGCATAGCACTTGATCCAGTCCAGATTCTTACCTAGCAGCATTTGCTGGTAGTAGCCGGGTGGTAGATTGTTGATGTTCTCGGCTTTAGGGTTGACCTTCCACCATTTACTAGCAGAAAAAATATGGTCGTTGGCTTCGGGATTTTCTGGCAGATCGTCAGCAGCGACTTCCATAATGCCGCCTGGCTGCTTAAAGAACTTCCAGGCATAGACACCTGTCATTTTCTCCTTCTCTGCCATGCGGTGCCACCAGTGGTCGTCATCCATTGGGTTGGTATCCATCCAGATACCGTGCCAGGTGGGGCCTCCATCGCGCTTGGTTGGGTATCGCCCAACCCTATGTGTCAGCCCATCAATCACTGCTTTTGGGAGCTCTCTAGCCTCATTCACCCAGGCACCTGTTAGCTCTAGCGAGAGCAGCTTTCTAACGTCTTTTGGCTGGTCTAGGGCTAGAAAGATAACCTCACAATCAATGCCTGCAGCATCACCCCTTGCAGGCAGTCGTATGTGATGCGTAATCGGTGGAGTCCAGAGCAAAGGCCCGAATGTAGACTCAGGAAAGAGATCAATCCAGGTTTTGATCGTCGTGGTCTTTAGCATTGGGTAGCTGTTTCGCACTACCGCAAACCGGCTGTACCTGATGTTGTCTATCGGGGAGGGTTTCTGCTGCACTGCCTTGATAAAGATCTTGCTTGCGCAGCCATACGACTTGCCCGACCCCACCGGCCCCATGATCCCCTGCACAAATGCGTTGCTCCTGATGAAGTCGTAGATCACTGGAGACTTGCTGAAGTCCAGATTCAACCCACCCACCAGCACTTTCTCTGATTGTTCTTTTGTTTTTGCCACGTTTCCTCCAAAGACTCATTATTCGGCTGGTGGTGCCATTACATTGACATCAATCACAGATGGTCTGTCAGAGTTGTCGTCCGGGTTATCAAGTAATCCACTTGCCTTAGCCAGCAAGCGCAACACACCCACCTTATCGTACAGCTCAATCTCCAACATGTTGTTGCCGTCCTTGTCAGTCTTCACCGATACCTTCTTGATCGACTGCAATGCATGCTCAGGGATCTTGCTAGACGGCTTTACCGTTACATTCCCAGCCTCATCCCACTCCATGATGTCAGTGAGCTTAGTGTTGGCCATGCACAGCAAAGCATAAGCCACCGCCTCACGGTTATCCAGAATCGTCGCAGACCTCTCCAAGCGCCTCTGCACGCTCCTGACACCACCCCAATTGGTCATTGGAGGGATTACATTGGTTTGCTTAGGACGTGCCATCAGAAGGGTATATCCGAATCATTCTGGTAGCCATTAGACTTTGCTTGGTTATGGCCAGACATCGGCGCAGCACCCTTGGCAACTTTAACCCCACCAATCTTGACCTTGTAGTACGTCTCACCAGCCTGAGTCACAGCAGGCTTAACATCCAAGTAATGAATGCTGCCATCGTGCAACATCACATCACCACGGAAATCAGCATGCCAGTCCTCCTTCTTTTCCTTGTTAGCAAACGCACTACCATTGCCAGGTTTGTGTTCATACGCCATGTTGCTTTCCTTTAAGTAAAGTTAAAAACCCATCACCCAAAAAGGTGAGGAAAAATTGCGAGGGAGCCCCCCAAGCGCTACCGACGGGGGGAGGGGCAATGGGTGCCTTTTTGACAACGGATAGTATCGGATTGATAATAAAGACGCACTCCCGCATAGGTCTGCGCTACCCAGCTCAAACCTAGACACGTCAAGCCACCCCCTCTGTCCAAAACCCATACGTTCGATTGGGATTTGTACACACCGATTTAAACGCTCTACAAGCCACGATCTATCCTTACCCATGTCTGCCTATTACCTGCCACCTGTTGTCGCCTTGTAGGTGCCCTAGAACCCGCGGAAACAGCATCATCACTTCATGACATCGACTGCAATCACCAGCAGATCATGTGCTACCTGCTCAGAGCTTGTCGGAATGTTAAGTCCTTCGGATTGATATCGTTCTATTAACATCCTGCATGCTGTTGTCAACTCTGCATCTGTCAACTCAAGGTTGCCTATAAGGTTAACCTCAATATTATTTAAACTTATATTTAATTCTTTATTAATAATACTTAAGGTTAACCTAATACTACGTTCTTCCTCGTTATGTGCAACCTCTGGAGGTTGCGTATAAGGTTGCGTATGGCTGCCTATTATTTGAGCAGTAGGTGCAACTTCTAGGGTTGCACCTGATGCTGTCTTTTGTTTATGCTTTGCTATCTCTTTCTTCATCTTAGCGACTGTGATGGTGTCTCTGTTGTTAGGCATTTGATATTCCTTTAGTGGTGGGTTCATGGGTTTGACAACGCCTTTGATCATGTCGTTGATTCGCTTCAATCCTTCCTTGTCGATGGTGTTGTCTAGCTCTTTCTGTTGTTGTCTTTTCATCTCTGGTGGCCTCGTATCTTCGATTGTGCTGGTCACTGCAATGGCTGTCTCTACGTCAACAGTTGGGTCAAAGATAACTCGCACTGTGTCTGGCTTAACGCCTTTGAATGCCTTGGAGACTGTCTCGATGTAGCCTAGAGCTCTGAGCTTAACCAGCTGCTTGCTGATGGCTTGGCGGCTGGTTCCTGTGTCCTTGGCTAACCTGGCTTGACTTACCCAGGTAATCCCAGCTCTGTTGACGTAACTGCAGACCAGGGCCAATGTCCTAAACATCCCATCAGTGATGCGCTTGTCGGTGATTGCTCTGATGGGCATGATCGTCATCCTGCGCTGGTCTGGCAGGGCTTCCTTCTCTTTTACCTTGGGCTTCTTGGGTAGCTTGAAGTCCACGACGTTTGAGGGCAGTGCATTCATGAGTTCTTGTCGCGCAACTTAGCTTCAATGGCTTTTGCGTATTTCAGTGTGTCGAAATAACAATTAGTTACATACTGCTCTGCCATTGCTTCATATTCAGCATCCGTCAGCCCTGCCCATTCGCGCTGTGGTGGGGCGGTGTAGAGTAATTCTTCTTTCCATTCTTCTATACCGTTTTTATCAATTCCAACTAATGTTTTTAAAATACATACCGCCACCGGCTCAGGTTCGCTTAGTTTGGCGCGTAGGGTTTCAATTGCTGTTTCTGTGTCCGGTTCTTCTTGCTCATCTAGCCACAGTATCAACAAGTTCAAAACATTCTGCGCTTCTCCGCGTGTAAGAGTAATCATTGATGCCCCTTATTCACTTGATACGCAGTCAAACCTGTGAAAGCGCCTGCTGGCATGGCTAGTGTTACACCCAAGCGCACCCCTTCATGCCATTGAGATATGTCAAAGCTAACTGAAAAGAATGCGCCAAGCAGATACACACATAGCACACCCACTGCACTGGCAATTATTTGTTTCATAACTCCTCCCCATTCTTCTCGGCTGCTTTGTTCATGTCGTGCAATGTTCTTGCGCGGATAGCTTCAGCACAATCCAAATGATCTTTGTACACATACTCACTGCAATCATCTGTAATTTGTACTTCATCAACTGGCATCAAGCACACCTGAGCACATGCCTCGCGCTCTGTTGCTACAATGCTGCGCTCGTACTCAGTCCAATGGTCTTGAGTCCAGGTACGGTTGCGCTCTGCTGCTGCGACTAACTCTCCAAATTTCCACAATGGATCATAGCCACTAGAATCATTTGCATAATCCCAGCCAGCTTCACGCGCCAATTTGATCATGTCATCTCTAGTCATGCTTGCCTCACAGAAACGACTTGATGCGCTTGATTTCCCAATCAGTCATGTCATGCACCAACAAGATAAAGTCTGGCGTGATAGGCAACTTGCCTGCTCTAATCTTCGATATTGTCGGTGGCCGGCTACTTAGAAACTTGACCAGGGCAGAATCATTTTTAAGGCCAAACTCAGCTTTGATTGCATCAAGTAATTTATGGTTTTTCATTTTTTGTATCTCCTTATCATCTCGGCTCGCAGCTGTAATCTAGCCTCTGTGCC